AGAACAGAGGCGCAGTTGGAGTTTCAATTACAAGCCGAAGTTGAACGTCAAAAACGAGATGACGAATCAAAAAGTCTGCAAGAGAGGATTCAAGCCAATGAAAAACTTAATAATATATTATTAACCCAACTAGAAACCGAAGCCCTATATGCGGAGCAGATAAGAGATTCTGCCCAAGCTCAATACGATAAGATTCCAAGTATTGAAAATGAGGTTGCCTTAATACAAGCCCGTACCGAATTGGTAGATTTAGAGGAACGAGTTGTCGGACAACGCTCGGAGTTCTTAATGAATCAAATGTCCCTTAACCGGGAGATGATAACCTATAACGAATTAATCCAAAAGAACGGAGAGGTTATTCAAGGTGAGTATGTAGTTGTATCAGAAATTGAAGAAAACCGAAGAAAAGCATTAGACCTTGAATACAATCAGCAACTTAAGATTCTTGATACAGAGCTGGCAATTTCAAAGCAACGTCTTCAAAACGCAGCAGAGGGGACTGTGGCACAACAAGAGGCTTACGATGCTTATTTGCAACTGCTTGACGACAAGAATGCAGCGGAGGTTCAATATGCAGTAAGTAGTAAGGAACTTGACCGAGAGGTAACTGCTGCAAAGTTTCAAATGGCAAAAGACGGCATTGCTGCAATAAGTGCCTTGTCTGCTGCTTTTGCAAATGAAGACGAAGAATCTAAAAGGCGGCAGTTTGAGTTCCAAAAGAAATTATCCCTTGCAACTGCGGTTATTTCTGGTATTGAAGCGGTACAAAACGCATACACTACCGCACAAAAGTCTCCGTACACCGCTGCCTTCCCTGGTTACCCTTATGTCCAGGCAGGACTTGCCGCAGCATTTAGCGTGGCACAGGTTGCATCAATCGCACGAACTCAATACGATTCACCAGATACCAACTTTGATACGGGTGGTGGCGGAGGTAGTGCGCCTTCTCAGTCACAATTAACCCCTCAATTTAATATCGTTGGGAATTCTGGCATTAACCAATTAGCGCAATCAGTAAACGCAAGAAACCAACAACCTATTCAGGCGTATGTGGTTGCCGGTGAGGTTACCAACGCACAACAATTAGCAAGACGTAGAGCAAGAACCGCAACATTCGGATAATGAAAAAAGTAATTGAACTTGTCCTTGAAGAAACCGAAGGACTAAACGGAATCAACGCAATATCAATCGTTGAACACCCAGCGATTGAGGAGAACTTTATCACCTTGGCTAAGGAGTACGAGGTAGAGTTCAAGGCGCAAGACGAGGAAAAGCGTATCCTGATGGGCGCTGCTTTGATTCCAAACAAAACAATCTACCGCAACCAGGGAGGCGAAGAGTTCTACGTGTATTTCTCAAAGGAGACGGTACGCAAGGCATCTGAGTTGTTCCTAATGCGTGGGTACCAGGGAAACACAACCCTTGAACACGCAGCGGAGTTAAGTGGTTTGTCGGTTGTGGAATCTTGGATTGTTGAAGACCCACAAAAGGATAAGACCGCTATCTACGGATTGGAGTTGCCAGAGGGTACCTGGATGGTATCTATGAAGGTCAACAACGATGACATCTGGAATAACTACGTAAAGACCGGACGTGTTAAGGGCTTTTCCATTGAAGGGTACTTCGTTGACAAGATGCAGATGGAATCTCACTTGGAGCGCATCGAGGAAGAGGAAGCAGAGTTTATGCTATCTAACATTATCGCCAAGATTAAAAAGGATGGCCGTTTAAAAAGCAAGAAGCGAATTGAAATGGAATCCTACACGGATTACCCGGAAGCAGTACGCAACAACGCAAAGCGGGGAATTGAACTAAACGAGAAAGGCGGAAACAAGTGCGCTACGGCAGTTGGCAAGATTCGAGCGCAACAACTCGCAGACGGACGTGCTATCAGCGTAGAGACCATTACACGTATGTACTCGTACCTATCCCGTGCCGAGGCGTACTACGATGAAGGCGATACCGCTGCTTGTGGTACTATTTCCTTCCTGCTATGGGGAGGTCTTGCCGCAAAGCGTTGGTCAGAATCTAAACTCAAAGAATTAGGCAAACTATGAAACAGACCCCAAGCCGTTCCTCACCCAAAGGAGACAAGCGTGGCTGCTTGTGCAAGAACAACACCTACTCAAAGAAGTGCTGCGATGGTTCGCTCCAGGCGCAGGGAGTGGGAGTTACCGTCAAAGTCCCAACCTAAAAATGTAACAAAACCAAATAACCCGTTTAATTGAATTATGAAAGCAACAGAAATTTTCCAAAAATTCTTTGCCGAGCTGTCCGCAGTTGAGACCTCCGAAGTTGAGTTGGCGCAAGCCAAGCTCGATAACGGCACCGTCCTAGAAGCTGAATCATTTGAGGCAGGCCAACCCATTTTCATCGTATCAGAGGAAGACCGTATTGCAGTCCCAGTCGGTGAATATCAAATGGAAGATGGCCGCATTCTTGTGGTAGCCGAAGAAGGTGTTATCGGTGAAATCAAAGAAGCAGCAGCCGAGGTAGAAGAAGAAGAGCCATCCGTTGAAATCGAGGTTGAAGCAGCCGTAGAGCCAACGATGGAAGACAAAATCAAGGAGATGGTTATGCCACTCATTGAAGAGATGAAAGCTGAGTTATCAGCAATCAAAGAGGAAATGGCAAAAAAGAAGCAAGAGATGTCAAGCGATATGCCTGCTGCTATGCCCATCCGCCACAATCCAGAAGCAGCACCTGCACCTGCACGAGTGAACCTCGCACAGAATGCCCCGGAGTCTGCTCTTGACCGAGTTCTTGCCCGTATTAACAAATAAAATCAATAACAAATGCCCACGACTACTTCAATCACTACTACGTATGCTGGCGAATTTGCCGGTAAATACGTAGCCGCTGCTCTTTTGAGCGCACCTACCTTGGACAAAGGTCTCATCGAGATTATGCCCAACGTATACTACAAATCCGTTATCCAAAAGGTTAACACAGACGACATCCTGAAGGACGCTACTTGCGACTTCGACCCAACGTCTACCGTGACCTTGACCGAGCGTGTTTTGACCTTGGAAGAGTTCCAAGTTAACTTGCAGATGTGCAAGAAGGACTTCGAGCAAACCTGGCAGGCCGTAGAGATGGGTTATTCTTCTTTCAAGAATGTACCTGCTTCTTTCACCGACTTTATCGTTGCTTACGCTGCAGAGCGTGTTGCTGCTCGTATCGAGCAAAACATCTGGGCTGGTGTTAACGCATCTGCTGGTCAGTTCGCAGGTTTCCAAACTTTGTTTGCTGCTGATTCTGACGTTATCGATGTAACCGGTACTACCGTTACTGCTTCTAACGTAATCACCGAGTTGGGTAAGGTAGTTGACGCTATCCCTGCTGCTCTTTACGGTAAGGAGGACCTTTTCCTTTACGTCCCTCAGAACGTAGCAAAAGCGTATGTACGTGCCTTGGGTGGCTTCGCTGCTTCAGGAGTAGGTGCAAATGGTGTTGACAATCAGGGTACCACTTGGTTCAACAACCAGGAGTTGTACTTTGACGGAATCAAGGTTGCCGTTGCAAATGGTTTGTCTTCTAACAAGATGGTGGCTGCACAGAAGTCAAACTTGTTCTTCGGAACTGGCTTGTTGAGCGACAAGAACGAAGTTCGCCTGATTGATATGGCTGACATCGATGGTTCTCAGAACTTCCGTTTGATTATGCGTATGAGCGCTGGTATCCAGTACGGTATCGGTTCTGACATCGTTTACTACGGAGCTTAATTAATTTCAAAAATCCTGATAGGGGTGGTGGTGTAATGACGCCCCACCCCTTTCTTTTTTAAACCAACTAAAAAAACAAAACAAAATGGCTTGTGCATTATCCCTTGGCCGCATTGAACCTTGCAAGGACGTTGTAGGTGGCATTCAGGCGGTTTACTTTCTGAACTATCAGAATCTTACGGTTACCTACGATGTAACCAATACAGACGCTATCGATACATTGGGTAGCGGTTTGACGGCATACAAATACGAATTGAAGGGTACGTCTTCTTTTGAGCAGGCAATTACTTCAAGCCGTGATAACGGAACTACGTTCTTTGACCAAACCTTGAACCTGACCTTGCACAAGTTGAGCAAGCAGTCACACAAGGAAATCAAGTTGATGGCTTACGGCCGTCCTATCGTAATCGTAGAAGACCGCAACTCTAACTTCTTTGTTGCAGGTTTGGAACACGGTTGCGAGGTTACCGGAGGAACGATTGTTACCGGTGCTGCTATGGGTGATATGTCTGGTTACACCTTGACCTTGAACGGACAAGAGCAGTTGCCTGCTAACTTCTTGGACGGTACTTTGGCTGCTTCTGGTATTTCTACGGTTGTCTCTGGTTCAGATTTTTAATGACCTATGGAAAAGGCATTAAAGATTATGAACGAAATGTCTGCCCAGCGGTTTGAGTTTGCTGCTATTGATGACTTGCGTAGCGATGTTAAAAAGCTTTCTGCAAAGGCATCTGAGGTAGCAGGATTCGTTTCTAAATTTAAGCAGTTGAAGCAGGAGTACGACAAAATGGAGTCGACTCGTGCTACGCTGGTTAAGGAGGCACAAAGCTTATCCGGTAAGTCTGGTGTCTCCGTTGACACGGTTGGCCGTGAGGCCGCTGCACTTGGCGTTGACGGACGTTCTATCAAAGAAGTGCAACAATGGCAATCTACCAACCTTGAATTGTTAGGAGCAGTTCAGGACTTAATCAATTTAGGAAAATGAGCAAACAAACTATCTATAACATCCTTGCGGCAAAGTCAGAGCCAGTTCCAATGAAAATTGAACTTGCAAACATTGAGCAGTTAAAAGATGCTTTTCTAAACAAGTTCAAGAAGCATACAAATAACCGGGATAATGTTTTGGCTCGTGTTCGTGAAATTGCAGCAGAAGTTGGTACCTTAGAGCGTGAGGCGATTGCATTAAATAATGATATTGATGAAATTAACAAGTCGGCACAGCAGGCAGAAAAATTATTCCGTGACCTGGGAATTGAGCCGCCTCAAAGTTTAAGCAATATCGGTAATATGCAAATTGGCGCATACGCTAACTTGATTGCGGATACGTTTGGTGCTATTCAAGATATACCGAGCAAATTCAAGTAATAAAAAACAATACGATAAGAGAGCCATCCTTCGGGGTGGCTTTTTTATTTAAAACAAAAAGCAACAAACGAGTTATTTGTAAGATGAACATTTTAACTACAAGCGCATCAGCGCAGAATTTGCAAATCATCCCTCGCTCGTTTCCTGCTTCTGTATCAGCACGGTTAACGAATGAGTCTACCAATACCACCCAAACGCAAACAATAGCTCCTACAAGCGCAAACGGGTATATGACGTTGAATGCTGCTTGGACTTTAAAGGAAGCAAACTTTTACCTATTAGAGGTGTTTAGTGGCGTAAATTTGATATACAGAGGCCGGGTATTCTGCACCGACCAAACCAATTTCGAGAAGTTCACCGTGAATGCCGGGGTGTACGACCAAGAAACCGCAGGAGATAATACTTTCGTTATCATATGAGCAACATACGATTTATGGCCTTAAATTCCTACGTTAAGCCGCAGGTAAAGGAGGTTAGTGGAAAGCAATGGATTGAGTACGGAGATGATAACAATTATTTCCAATACCTAATCGACCGCTACAATGGAAGTCCTACCAACAACGCTATTATCAATGGCGTTATTGATATGATTTTCGGCAAAGGTCTTGCAGCAACAGACGCAGCACAAAAGCCAGATGAGTACGCAATGATGATGTCGTTGTTTACCAAGAACTGCGTTAAAAAAGTCGTTAGTGACTTTAAGATGATGGGCAATGCTGCCTTTCAGGTGATTTACAACCAAGACCATTCCAAGATTGTAGGTGTTGAGCATATCCCGGTAGAAACCTTACGAGCTGAACGTGCAAACGAAGACGGATTTATTCCCGCTTACTACTACGCTAAGGACTGGAATCGTGTAGCACAACGCAAGGAGGTACCTGTACGCATTGAGGCATTTGGTATGTCCAAAGCAGGAATCGAGATTCTATACATCAAGCCGTATAAGGCAGGTTACTACTACTACGCACCCACGGACTACCAAGGTTCATTGCCTTATGCCGAATTGGAGGAAGAGGTAGCCAACTATCATATCAGCAACATCAAGAACGGACTTGCTCCGTCTATGCTGATTAACTTCAACAACGGCACCCCAACCGAAGAAGAGCAGACCCTAATCGAGGCACGTATTGCCGACAAGTTCTCCGGTAGTTCGAATGCTGGTCGGTTTATCTTGGCCTTCAACGATAACAAGGAACTCGCAGCAACAATCGAACCCGTACAATTATCGGATGCAAGCGAGCAGTACCAATTCCTTTCTTCGGAATGTACGCAGAAGATTATGGTAGGCCACCGTGTAACGTCTCCGATGCTTTTGGGCATTAAGGACAATAGCGGTTTGGGTAATAATGCTGACGAATTGAAGACGGCATCTATCCTGTTCGATAACGTGGTTATTAGACCATTACAGGAGATTATACTTGATGCAATAGAGCAAGTGCTATCTTACAACGGAGCGTCTCTAAACATCTATTTCAAGACGTTGCAGCCGTTGGAGTTTAAGGAGGAGATTGTTGCTCCTGCCGAGGTGATTGAGGAAAATACAGGCGTTGAGGATAGCAGCGTTGCTTTGTCTGCTGACGTATCTGATGAGGTGCTAAACGAAATGTTTGAAACGCTAAACGAGTTTGGCGAAGACGAAGACTTGGACAACTGGGATTTGGTGGACGAACGTCCGGTGGATTACGAGCAGGAGGAATACTTGGATTCTATTTTGCAGTTTGCCAAGACCGGGGAAGCATTCCCGAACGCAAAGAGCGAGCAAGACGGAGAAACCAAAGACGGACGTAAGTACAAGATTCGCTATTCCTACGCACCCGGAACAACCAAGACCAATAGCCGTGAGTTTTGTAAGTTGATGGTAAACGCAAAGAAGGTCTACCGCAAGGAGGATATTATGCGGATGCGGAAGCAAGAAGTTAACGCAGGATTCGGGCCACGTGGTGCATCAACATACGACATCTGGTTATACAAAGGAGGCGCACGTTGCCACCACTTCTGGATGCGGAAAACGTACCTGGCAAAAGCCGAAGGCGTAACTCCTGACGCTAAAAACCCGAATGCAGACGTATCGGTAAACCAAGCTCGCAAGGCAGGTGTAAAGCCAGAGGCAAACAATCCAAAGGTTGCAAAGCGCCCGGTTGATATGCCTAATGAAGGATTCTTAAAACCACGCAAATAATGCCAACTGCTCTTTTTATCAAGCGTGAGGATATTGTACGCAATACCGTAATCTCCGGTAACGTAGATACGGATAAGTTTATCCAATTTATTAAAATTGCCCAGGAGATTCATATCCAGAATTACACGGGTACGAAGTTGTACGACAAGATTTCTGCGGACATCATTGCCAACACACTTGCGGGTAATTACCTATCCTTGGTAACTGACTACTTGCAGCCGATGCTCATCCACTTTGCGATGACAGAATACCTGCCGTTTGCGGCCTTTACGGTGGCTAATGGTGGTGTATACAAGCATACGAGCGAGAACGCAACAAACGCAGAGAAAATAGAAGTTGACTACTTAGTTGAAAAGGAGCGCACGATAGCCAAATACTACACGGAGCGCTTTATCGACTATATGTCTTTTAATCAATCCCTTTTCCCGGAATACAATGCAAACGTCAACGAAGACATCTACCCGGACAGAGATTCCCGCCCGGCATCGTGGGTACTATAAGGTAAAGAGCGAGAATCTAATCAAATTACAAAAGTATCTCGATGGAAAGTCCAAATAATACAATTCAATGGGGCCAAGGTGCTGCCTACAACCAAATCGGTTGGGGGCAGGGCTACATCAACGCTATAAGTTGGGGTGAGATACATCCCAACTCTTGGGGACATCCAGAGACGAACCTCACGGGTCAGAGCGGGGATGCGTACGACTATTTCTATTTACAACGTGTAACGGCAGCGGGTGGGTACTATGAGGGTAGTGCTTGTGCAGTTGCTAAAATCGATTCTTGGTTATGAGTTTTTACGATGAGGCGTCTTGGCTCCTGATTCCCGAGGGAATTGAGGAGGATATTGTATTTGCCCAAAAGCCTACAAGCGGATTAGGGGATTTGGCCTTCACCCGTGCGAGCGATGCCACCCGTACCAATAGTGCAGGGGTGATAGAACGGACTCCTTGGAATTTCTTTCAAGATTCCGAAATGTTCTCAACCGCAAACTGGGGAAAACTCAATAGTTCAGTATCTGCAAATACAACAACCGCCCCAAACGGAACACTGACTGCTGATACGCTTGTTGAAAATACTGCAAATTCAACTCACATAGCACTTCAAATAACGGCTGGGCAAATATCTGGAAATACGTATACCGCATCAATATACGCAAAAGCGGCAGGTCGTTCTTGGATTGGATTGTTCAATAATGCTGGTGGAACTGGAAATGCTTTTTTTGATTTATCAAATGGAACAGTTGGAACCGTTTTAACTGGTTCGGCACAAATACAATCTGTTGGTAATGGTTGGTACAGATGCTCAATCACATTTGTTCCGACAACAACGGGCACTTTTAATATACAAGTAAGAATTGCTTCAGCTGACAATGTTCCAACCTACACAGGTAACGGGACATCGGGCATCTTCATTTGGGGCGCACAGATAGTTGAAGGCACAGATGCAAAGCCCTACTTCGCAACTACCAATCGACAAGATGTACCAAGATTGGACTACCGCAATGCAGATGGGAGTTTGAATAGTTGTCCTCGCTTGTTGCTTGAACCCCAACGCACAAATTTAGCGTTGTATAGTGAGCAGTTTAATGATGCAAGTTGGCTTCTTATAGGTGCAACAACAAGCGCTAATGTTGCTATTTCTCCAGGTGGAACAACAAATGCAGATGAATTAATTGGAGATGGGACTAACACAAGCGTAAGAATTAGAAGAAATGTTACGATTTCTGCAGGAGTTCACACATTTAGTTGTTTCTTAAAAGCGGGAACTCATAATTTTGCATTTTTGGAATTTAGTGGTTTTGTAGATATATCGGGTACATCATCTGCTTTCTTTAATTTAGCGAATGGAACAACGCCAACATCGGGGGCAACGATAGAAAATTATGGCAATGGTTGGTATAGATGCTATATTAGTGCTACTATTAATTTATTAGATACAGCAGGGTCTGTGGGGTTTAGGGTAGTTCCAAGTATATCTACTAACGTCTTCTCTACGGCAGGTGATGCAAATGGGAAATCTATTTTAGCTTGGGGCGCACAACTTGAAGCAGGAGCCTATCCAACCACCTACATTCCTACCACTACGGCAGCGGTGACGAGGATTGCGGACGCTGCAAGTAAGACGGGCGTTTCTTCGCTTATTGGGCAGACGGAGGGGACTTTGTTTGTTGATATTACTTTAACTTCAAGGTCAAGTTTTTCTTATTTTGCTATTGCTCCAAACTTGGGGGCTACAAATACATACATTGGTATAGGCATAAGTGCAAGCTCAATATCTTTTGAGGTTGTTAATAGTGGCATCCAAGTTGCTTACAGCTTCCCAAACACCTCTACGGGTAGTTTCAAATTAGCATTTGCTTACAAAGCAAACGATTTTGTTGCCTATGTAAATGGGGCACTTGTACACACTGACACAAGTGGAACGGTTCCAACGTGTAGCCAAATTGGGCTAAACGCATATAACAATGCAGCTTCTTGGAACTATAACCAAGCCGCCCTATTCCCGACACGCCTAACCAACGCCCAACTCGCACAACTCACCACGTTATGACCTATCTAAAATACGCTTGGCCTACCGAAGGCCAGTTCATTACCGATATGCTTTCCGCAGGATTCGCAGAAATGAACGAAGGTGAGGTATCTTTTGTGAATTGTGCCGTACATCAAATCGGACTTGTGGAAAGCGACCCACGTTGGGCGGTAGATATCATTTGGGTAGCACCATCCGAATTCCAACAATACGTTGTTTGGCCTGCTCCGAATAGCGCAGTTCATTGGTTTGCGGGATGGGAATCAGCATACGCACAAGCATACTGCGAGGCCAATCCGACACTTTGTAACGAAGCAACAGGCGAATAATGAAAACAGACAGTACAAGTGCGGTAGCGACCTCTTGGAGTTTAGCGGTAGGTGGATTAACGATAGCCGAGGTGCATCAAATAGCAGGTCTATTCGTAATGCTGACCTCTTTTGTGTACACCTTGTGGCGTTGGAATCGGGATATTAAGAATGATAGATAGATTATTTAGAAATCCAAAAACAACGCTTATCGGCCTTATCCTGATTTCCTTTGGTGGAATCTTGGTTTGGTTCGAGAAAGCGTCTTTAACAGAGTTTAGTGCGTTTATAATGGGCGGGTTTGCCTTAATGATGAGTAGAGATGGCGAAGCAACAGGAGCAAACAAAAATCAAGAAGTCAAAAAGAAAACTGGGAAGGCACACCAAGAGCCAGAACAAAAGGGTGACGAGTAAGACCTACCGGGGTCAAGGTCGTTAAAACCATCATTAGAGCAATAAAAGGCACCTAATGATACTTAAAAGTAACAAAATACATAACCTATGCAACTTTCAAGGGACTTTATACTTTCTGAGTTTACAGATACCGATACCGGGTTACCGAACGTACCTGGTCAGGAAGAAATCCGTAACCTAAAGCTTTTAGCACAAAAGGTGCTGCAACCGGCACGGGATAAATTCGGAGTAATTAATGTTACGAGTGGATTTCGTTCACCGGAGGTAAACTCTGCGGTTGGCGGTAGTGCAACATCCGACCACGTACACGGAAGAGCAGCAGACATCCAATGTGATGATATGGCAGCGGTGTTTAACTACATACGCAAATATCTGCCGTTTAAGCAACTCATTTGGGAATTTGGTACCGATGTACAACCTGGATGGATTCACGTCTCCTATGACGTTCTAAATAACCGAGGACAAGTTTTAAAAGCAATCAAGAAAGGTGGAAAAACAAAGTACGTCCAATTTTAACGACTGGTTAAATGAGCTTGAAGAAATTCCTACATCCACTAGTTGTAGTATTGATAATCCTGATTGCGAGTCTTGCTCTGGGTAGTTGTTCTGCGGAATGGCATTTAACCCAAGCAATTCGCAAGGGAGCAAGAGTCGAACAATCAAAATGGGATACGTTGGTTATTACCAAGGAAAGAACTCTTTGGGATACGCTAACCCTAAACGATGTTGATACGGTAGTTGTCCAAAAGGACAACATCCGACTTAGGATTGTTAGGAATTTTGATACCATCCGTGTTAAGGCAATCTGCTTACCGGACACGGTGAAGGTGACTAAATACATTAATCGTACCATCAAAGCACCTGAGAAAAAAGGAATATGGGAAAAATACATAATGCTATTTGCAGTTGGTATGCTGCTTGTAGTGTTATTAAGGCGATAGAGGCCCTTTAGAGGCCTTCTAACGCATTATCTATCTAAGTTGGATAGATTGTATACCTTGACCTTGAAAATGCGTGTAAACGCAGATTTTCTTTTATTTTTAATTTTACCTAACTATCAAGTTACTTAAGTTAGTTTTAAGTTTAGTTAGAGTTATTTAGTTTTAAGTTAGTTTTAAGTTAACTTACTAACTAAGTTGTAAAAAATAAGCATTGGGCGCATACGCCCGACAAGTGTTAATAACTTTTTAGTTATATACATTGGTTAGACCTATTCTTTTCTTGTTTAGGTTTGCAATATGGGAACAGATAGAAACGACAGACGCAAGAAACATCTTGCTATGGAATTAAAACAAATTCCGAATGACTACACAAATGCCTTCCTCAACCACTTCGGATTCTGCGACTACCCCAGAAGCGAAAACGAATCAGCAGCCACCAGAAAGTACAACACCTGGGAGCAAGGAAAAAAAACCTTCAATCAATGAACACCAAGGATTCCACCAAGTCTTCCTCTACTGGGACGAGCGTCCCTGAATACTACATAGGCAAGTTTAAGGGCATTGAAGCGTTTGACGTAGTTCAGGACTTTGCCCACGACAATTACAACTTGGGTGTAGCAATCGCCTACCTACTCCGTGCCGGAAAGAAAGACGGCAATCCTGCCGAGCAAGATATTAATAAAGCGATAATCCACCTAAAGCGTGAACTCCAACAACTTGAAGACTATGCCGTATTATACCAACCCCGAAGTAAAGCGTCAGATAGATTTGATTCTGACGGAGGTTGCGAATCTTTTCGCTAACTGCGATGACCAAAACCGTGCCTACGCCAAAGCCCAGGAGCAAACCCTCCTTAAAGAAGTCCACAAACTCGACCCGGCCTTTGCCGCCCGCTGCGGATATAGAGATTAGTGTTATCCTGTCCAAGGTACCTTCCTTGAATCAGTTCTACGCTTCCAAGCATTGGATAGTTCGCAAGAAGGCAAAGGATAAGTTTACGGAGGAAGTCCTGGCGCAGTTAACAACATACGACAAAACACGATTCAAGACAATTACGGCAACGCTAAGGCATAACTACGGATACGATAACGATAATTGCATTATGGCAATTAAGTTTGCCTTGGACGCATTACGCAAGTGGGGAGGAATAGAAGACGATAATACCAACTTTGTAACTAAGGTTGTTATTAGCCGTGACCACGAGATAACAAAGAATACAGGCAAAGTAATTTTTTTTGGTAAGGGAGTTGTATGTTAATTTTTTTGCGTATGTTTGTCCTGTCTAACACCTAAAACTATTCTAATGGAATACGGACAAAGAACAAACTGGTCTCAGGAATCTGCCGCACAGATGGTAGAGTTCCTTCAACATCGAGTCGAGGCGATGGCATCACGGATGGAATTCCTCGAAGCAGAAAACGAAGTATTAAAAAGAACCCTTTTAAACGAATTGCACAATGCCTAAAATCACATCCATCACCCCGAACGGCCAATGGAACGAGTTCTACAAGTTAGACATCCGCTTTGATGACGGAGAATTTGGAACCGCATTCGCCAAGAGTCAAACCCCTTCTTACAAAGTAGGTGACGAGGTTGAGTACACCAAGAATGAGAAAGGTACCATTAAGATTCAACGTGGTGACCGCCCTGCTTGGACACCTTCAGCACCCAAGGCCAATGATGACCGCAGCGCATCTATCATTCGCCAGGTAGCATTGAAATCAGCCGTTGAGATGTCAGCAGCTTATGTTGCCCAAGGGTCAACAATTCCCGTAGAGAAAATCTTTGAGTTAGCAGAGAAGTTTAACGCTTGGATGTCAGGCACCCACGGTGCTACGCATCAAGAACACTTTGCAGCTCGTGTAGAAGAATCCAGTCCGTTTTAGGTGTTTCAGTAGCGACTGGTTGACAGCCCGGAAAGACGGGCAATTTAGTCGGGTGGCGCAATGGTAAACGCATCAAATTAGGTTACTGCATAAAATACTTACTAATTTGATTATTCACGGCAGCGGATAGTATCCGAGTATTGTAGGTTCGATTCCTACCCCGACTACAAAGACCCCTCTCCGGAGGGGCTTTTTTTTGCCCAATGTTTTTTTGTATTGATTTTTTGTTTACGTTTGCCCTATGAAACACCCTGACCTAATTTCTAACGAAAAAGTATTGCCGTTCCTCGAAAGAGCAAGAGGCGGTAAATACTACGACACCGGTAAGCTCGGCCACCCGGTAATAGATGAGTTCCTACGATTCAAGGACGGCGAGTTCGTAGTTGTAACCGGCCACGCCAACGTGGGCAAAACGCATACGCTTATCTATTTAATGCTGATGCAAACAATGAATTACGATAAGAAGTGGCTCGTGTATTCCTCGGAGAACGAGGTACACTCGCTCAAACGTAAGTTGATTGAGTTCCTATCCTGCGAGCCAATTCAAAACGTAACGGAGGCCAAGATGTATCGCCACCTTGATTACATTGATGAGCATTTTCGGTTTATCGATAGCAACAATCTATATAACGCATTCGACCTACTCCGAATTATGGAGGAAATTCACGAGGAATGGCAGTACACCGGGTGCTTAATTGACCCTTACAATTCCCTTGTAACCGACCAAAGAAAACTTGGGAAGTCAGGGATGCACGAATACCATTACGAGGTAGCTTCTGCGGTGCGAATCTTCGCCCATAAGAACTCAGTTACAACGATTGTAAATACACACCCGGTAACGGAGGCAATGCGTAGAACGCACCCTAACGGCCACGCTTACGCTGGCCTACCTACGCCACCAATGACTTCCGATATTGAAGGTGGTGGTAAGTGGGGTAACCGTGCTGATTCGGTAGTAATTATTCACCGGTACGCCCAACACTTAACCGATTGGGTATTTACCGAAATCCATTGCCGAAAGACAAAAGAGATGGAGACAGGCGGAAGGCCAACCCCGCTATCTGACCCTATCAGGATTCGTTCAATGAAAGGTAATGTCGGCTTTACCCATAATAACATTAACTTGCTCGATGTTCAAGCACCTATTCAAACTATAATTTATTCAGATGACCCATTTTAGTCAAGACTCCTGGGAGATTTACGTTAGGGATAAAATCCTTCAGGTAAGCGATGTTGTTAGATGGTTAAATGAAATGGCCTTAGCCAACCCAAAGGAGCCGCAAATCGTGGATAATATGCTATCCGTATGGCGTGCTACGCAGATGTTGGAGGATATGGTAGATATGAAACGTCACATCGATAAACGTATTGCGGAAGCTCGAACGGAAAACGCCAGGTTGCTTATACAGAACCGGGAACGTCTAATTGAAATTGATGCCCTGAAGAAAGAGTTAGAGCAAATCAAAGAAAATCTATCCTTATGATTATTCCCGTACCATTTGCACCGAATGAGGTGTTTGCAATTAACGGAAAGAAGTTCTTGGTATTGGACTATTGGCGTCCCGTGAGCTGGAGCCAATGGAGCGCCTGGTACCTAATTGAAGACGAACACGGCAAGAATTACGAAGTACCGTACTTCCACATCCTAATTCAAAAAGAAAGAGGCAACGCAAAATACGTTGGTACCAAAAGATGAACTACAAACAATTCTGCAAAAACATCGGATACACCGATAAAGGAACTCGTGACTGGAACAATGTTAAAGTGCGAGCCGCATACGTAAAAGCATTCCGCCCATTCTTCACCTTGACCGAATTAGGTCGGCAGATGGGCAAGACCCACGCTACGATTATCCATTACGAGAAGCTAAAATTCCCAAGAGATAAATTTTACGAATCAACATTAGACATAGCAGAAAAACTTCGAGGTACCATTCCGGTACCGCAAGAAGACGAGGACGAGGTAATGGTTACAAGTGTACTCAATTACGATTATTTGCTTGAGCAGAATGCCAAACTCGTTATCCAGGTAAAAAAACTTGAAGCGAAGTTGGCAACGCTTAAAGAATTTGTAAATGGGATTTAGCGTAAACTTTTATCCGTTGTACGGTTTTCTTTTGGGTGCTAATTGGAGCAAGACTGAATTTGAGGATTGTAACCTACATAGTTTGGAGATTTGCCTTGGCATTATCTTAGTCGAAGTATTATGGGAATCCTACCCCGATTAGCAAAGCGCCACGAGGACTGGTTGCGTATGGCGAGGTCGTTCGGTCTTGACCGTGACGATGCTCACGACTTAGTGCAGGATATGTACCTGCGCTTGTATCAGTACGTGGACAACCCCGAAAAGCTGGAATACGGAGACGATGACGTTAACACGTTTTTCGTGTACATCACCTTGCGGAATATGTACCTGCGGGAGATGACGCAGCGAGCAAGAATCAAATTCGTATCAATAGAAGAGTTTGACGATAAGGAAGAGATTTATAACATAGAGTCAGACCAAGCGCTTACGGTGCTTTTAGATGCCGTAAAAGGCGAGGTATCTAAATGGGATTGGTACGACAATAAGTTGTTCACGATTTACCACGATGGGGACGTATCGCTTCGTAAGTTATCGGAGGCAACAAAGATTTCACTAAGGTCTATTTATAACACGTTGAAAAATGGAAGAGACAAAATCAAAACCAGTTGCGAAAACGAATACCAAACGTGGGCGGAAGCCAAAGGGACTCGGTGACCGTATCGAGCAGATAACCGAAGCCACCGGAATCAAGGCGGTAGTAGATTGGTTTGCCGCTGCAACCGGTATCGACTGCGGCTGCGAAGCCCGAAAGGAAAAGTTAAATCAGTTGTTCCCAAGCAAGAATCCAAAATGCCTGGAGGAACCTGAATACAAATGGCTTGACCAATTCTATAAGGAATACAAAAGTACCTTATCCAGCGACCAAAGTAAAGAAATCGCAACCATTCACGCCAGGGTATTTAACCACACATACCACGTGCCTTGCGGATGCAACCCGAAGTTATGGAAGCAATGGGTAGAGGACTTGCGTTCCGTATATACTGCCTATGAACCAGTCGGGTAAATTTGGTGAACACCTCTGGAAGTCTTTCCTTGAGAATCGGGGATACGATGTTGAGGAGGCACCACCCCGCAAGTTCTACGATTGGGACTTGAAGGCCACGAAGCGGGAACCCGACCCGGAGACAAACTTTCACCCGACCTACACCTTTGAGGTGAAATACGATGAAAAGGCGTACTATTGGGCGAGCAGGAGGGGAACACCAAACGACCCTAACCTGTACATTGAATATCGCAATAGTACAAAAAACGAGGACTCCGGTATAATGACAAGCCGTTCTGACTTTTACGTGTACATCATTAAGGACGTTGAGAATGTTGCGTACATATTCCGAACCGCAAAGCTCCTTGAGCATCTGATGAATGCCAACTATAAATCCGTAGGCAATAGCGCAACAGGAGACGATAACGCTGAGGGATGGATACCTCCGCTATCAATGCTAACAAGGACTAAATCCTTTATTAAAAAAATAACCTTGTAAGAAAGTAGGGCTACGGCCCTATTTTTTTTGCATTGATGTTTGGTGTATTGTTTTTTTTTATATGTTTGTCGAAACAAACACCTAAAACAATGAATCAAAAACTGCAAGACCTCATCATTAACATCACGGTTCCCCTGGCTTGGGTTGCCTTGTGGTGTGTTGCAATCTTTGTTGTATTCCTGCTTCCGCAGGCAATTTGGAATGTGCTATGCAAGTAACATACGTTGACCTGATGGATGCTGCGGCAGACCAGAATGTAGGCCCAGAGGATAACTTTGACACGGTAACCGCCTTCTACGAGGCGTTTGCTGCTTGGGCAGGATTCAAATCCGTAGAAGAGTTCTACGACTGGCGGTTAGAGTTAGACGGTGCTTTTGAGAAAGGCCCTGATGGCAATCACTTCTACGGTGGTTTTATTCAAGAGCCACGAGAAATCAACTTCCCAGAAGAGTTTGATATTTCTTCATTGTACTTACGTGCGGAGTTCCGTGCAGAAAACCTTGCCTGGTAATGACTACCGTAGAATATATGCGCCTGCTTGCCAAGCAGTACGGTAGCGACATTCCACAAGAGGAAATGGACAAGGCAGTTAATTACGAATCGATGCTTCTGGATATTGCCTTTAACAAGGGGAGTATGGCAGCACACGATAAAATTAGAAATATGCTATGAAAATAATTGAACTATTAGATGGCAGCACCTGGGACAGAGGCACTATCCTTGAAAAGATGCAGGACGATTCGTTTTACTACGGACACCTTGCAAAACACGCTTTATCTTCCTCAGCTTGTAAGCTGCTACTCTCGTCACCAAAAACGTACCACTACGTTACGAAGTACGGCCAAGATGAATCAGATGCCTTCACGGTAGGGCGGTTGGTTCACCTGATGGCTCTGGAGCCGCACCGGATGCAGGAATACGACATTATCGATGTACAGAGCAAGAACACGAATATGTGGAAGGACGCTAAAGCAAAAGGCGGACAAATCATAACTAGAAAAGAATACAACGAAGCCCGTAGGATTGCAGATGCCCTGCTACGCAACGAACACGTATTAGGTTACATTCAGGGATGCGAGTTTGAGGTTCCTGCCGTTGGTGTTATTGAGGGACTACCCTTCCGTGCAAAGGCAGACATTCTTGGGGATGGATTCCTTGCAGACCTGAAGACCACAACCGACCTCCGTGCGTTTCCTTATAGCGCCAAGAAGTACGGATACGACCTCCAGGCGTTTATCTACACCCGGTTGTTCGGAGTGCCGATTGATAAGTTTATCTTTATTGCCGTAGACAAAGCATCTTTGGATATTGGTATCTATACCGTATCACCTGAGTTTGTTGCCGAAGGTGAGCGCAAAGCGCAAGAGGCAATCAAATTATACAAGGAGTTCTTTATGGGCAATGACAACCCAGAGCTTGACAACTATACCATCATCGGTCAACTTTAACGCTTACAATTCGGAATTATGCCGATTAGTCAAATGAAATTTAACAACAAATGACAGACATCACTAAATGCACAGGAGAGGGATGCCCACTCAAACTTCAATGCTACCGATTCACCGCACCAATGGGCAGTTACCAATCAATGTTTGTTGAAGTTCCAAATCGGAACGACAAGTGCGATTACTACTGGCCAGAATTACCCATTCGTATATGAAAGCAATCCTTGAATTTAATCTACCCGAGGAAGAGAACGAGTTTATGGAAGCCGTCAACGGAGGGATGTACAAACACGTCCTTTGGCAGTTAGACCAAAAGTTGCGCTCTAACTTAAAATACGGAGAACTTCCGGACGTAGAGTACAAATGCTACGAAACGATACGTAAAGATTTGTATCGGCTACTTAGTGCCAATAATTTGACAATCGAATGATGTTTTGTATCCAGAGAATCAGTTTAAACCTTAGAAGCAAGATATGAAAACACAAATTCAAGAGCTGATGGCTCTGTATCATATGATTGACGAAATCGGTCAAATCATAGATTCCGAGAATAGCGGCCTGTCCGCAGAGCAAAGGTTGGATGAGATTGAAACAACAATTAGAAATTATTTCAAGAATGACGCCAGTTGAAGAATTGTTCCAGTTGCTTTGGGACACGCCCAAGGATAAGTTCACTTGGTTTACTATTCGTAAACAAATGATTGAGAAAGAGCAAGAGATAATGAAAAAATCTTTCTCCAATGGCTTTAAGTGGTGCTGCGAGCGTGAGTTCACGGATGAAGTATTTGATGATTACAACGAAACCTTTAACGTCAGCGAGAAAATGAAAAGAACACTAATCATTTACAACACAAAAGAGACTACACAAGAAGAAGCAGCACACCTTCTTGATATCCTTAACTGCGATGACTCTACTTTGTGGGACAATGCAGACCATTGCGGAGTACAAGTATTTGAAGTACCAACATTTAAAACCAAATAAAAATGAAACAAGAAGAACCAAGCAACGATATGTGCGAATGCAAAGTACCACAACCACAAATCAAAGTAAGTGAAAATGGAACATATGCTTACTGCACAAAATGTATAAGAACACTTAACACCAACGAGAAATGAAACAAGTACACGACCCTAATAATTTAGCTAACCTAAAATATATAAATAATGGAGAGTTTCATATTGGGCAATGTTACGATACTCACCCAGCAGAGATGATTTATTGTAATAGCTGCGGAGGCTCAGATTTCAAGGTTGGTCAAGGTTCTTGCTTTACCGCTATAAAATGTAAAAAATGCGAATACGAGGTATGTATTCACGATGGATAATCAAAACCTTTAACACCAACGAGAAATGAAAGACCAATTTATGCGGATAGCAATGGCTCGCTTACGAGGCGTCTATCCTTTCAAACCACAACGCAGAGCAGTTGCTGCAAAGATGTGGGTAAGGTTCGTTAACAAGAAGTCCGATAACCAACCTTGCTGGCAGGACGAAGAAGAGGAATTGAATAAGCGAATGAATATCATTGGGCAAAATGGAAATACAGCGGAGGGGTATCTTAAAACCTGCGTTAGTTGTAACCAGGAAAAGGCATTTATAGATTTTCCAAATAATAACGCAAGCCCTGACGGTAAGCATTCATATTGCAAGCTTTGCTCAAATCAAAAAAACAAAGAGTGGAGGGAACTCAATTCTGAAAAAAGAAAGCAGAGTTTAAAAAAATGGAAAGAGTCAAATGCTAATAAGATAAGAGAATATAAAAGAAATCGGAAACCAACCCAAAAAGAAATAGAGGGTAAAAATCGCTGGATTAAAGAAAATGCCGAAAAATTAAAACAGTATCAAAAGGAATACAAGAAAAAAAACAAGAAACGTTTAACCGAACTTGAAGCCAACCGAAAACAATCCCAGCCCGTTTATAGAGCTATTTGTAATTTGCGCTCAAGAGTTAGTGATTTTTGTAAATCAATATCTCAAAATAGAAATTTAAGCGCAACAAAGTCAATAGGATTGAATCGTGAAGATTTTAAGAAACATATAGAATCAAAGTTTCAGGAGGGTATGACTTGGGAGAATTACGGACAATGGCACGTTGACCACATTAAACCACTTTCGTTAGCAACAACCGAGATAGAGGTAATGGAATTAAACCACTACACCAACCTCCAACCATTGTGGGCAGTTGAGAACTTAAAGAAATCAAACAAGTATGAAAAATCACACTAAGGTCTACTTAAAGGCAATGGGATTGTCTGCTTTAGAATTTATCCCTTGTGAAGTCTGCAACAGGCGAGCCGTAGACATCCATCACATTGAACCTCGTGGTATGGGCGGTAGTAAACTTATGGACACCCCAGAGAACTTAATGGCTCTGTGTCGGGAATGTCACCACGAAGCAGACTTTGGTGTTGAATTGTCAAAAGATTTCCTTAGGTTTGTACACCTAAAAAAGTTAAACGGATGACAACCATCAACTCACTCTCCGGGGGCAAGACCTCCTCTTACATTGCGGCAAACTACCCGGCAGACGTTGAGTTGTTTTCTTTGGTTCGCACTTCCGACATTGAATGCAAGTTCCCGGACGATAAGGTTAGGCAAATGGTATCCGACCGAATTGGACAAGAGTTTATTGGTACGTTAGAGCAAGATGCGATTATATACACAATGTTCGACCTTGAACAATTCTTAGGGCGTAAAATCACTTGGATAACGGGGCCAACATTTGACGAAGTAATAATCCAAGGGGTAAAGAAGAACGGAGAGGCATATAAATACCTTCCTAACGTAATGCAACGCTTCTGCACCGTAGAGATGAAGGTTAACCCTATTAAGCGTTGGTGCCACGAGAATACTGAACTACCTGTTGAGATGCGTTTAGGGTTCCGTGCAAACGAGGTGTCTCGTGCCGCAAAGATGATAGAGCGCAGAAGGGATGATGGGTTGGAGTGGGACAAGTTTTCTATCAGTAAGAACGAGAACGGCCGCAACAAATGGAAAGAGCTTCCGTATCGTTTAACACGATTCCCTTTGATTGATGATAGAATCTTTAAGGATAAGATAGAAAGCTTTTGGGTAGGTAAGCCAGTTCGGTTTGCGTATATGAATAACTGCGTAGGTTGCTTTCACAGAAATGAAATCTTGCTCAAGCATATGAGCGACAAGGAGCCAACGAAGTTTAATTGGTTTGCAAAGCAAGAAACGGACAAAGCAAGATTCAAGAAAGAAATATCCTACGAGGCAATCAAACGTCACCGCTTGCAATTTGATTTATTTGATGATGACTTTAACGAATGTGATTCTGGATACTGCGGACTATGATAACACCTGAACAACAAGCAGAATACCTCGTGAACATCTTTATGTTCTCAAACGAGCCGGTAAAATGCGCTATGGTATTTGCCGAAGAGATGTGGAATGAGACGGAAGGAACCTTTTGGCTCGAAGTAATAAACGAACTCGAACAATGATACACATAATAACACCGTGTTCCCGACCGGAGAACCTTTCAACAATCAAGGCAACCATCCCGGAGGATTGCACGTGGACGGTAGTCGTTGACGAGAAAGCAACAGGACATTTCCCAAATGGAATTACTTACCTGCGTCCTAATGTCTCCGGTAGTTGGGGACACCCGCTACGGAATGTAGGTATGGAGTTCATCCTTGCGCTAAAGGCCAAAAGAGGCGATTACATCTACTTTCTTGATGATGATAACATAATCCACCCTGATTGGTACGAATCCGTTAAAAACGAATCTTATCCGTTAATCACTTGGGGCCAGGTATTCAAGAACGGCCAACCAAGATTACATCCAACAAAAGAACCACGAGTAGGTACGGTAGACACGGCATCGTTTATGGTTAGGTGCGATGCAATCGGAGAAGCAAGATTCGGAAACGAATACGAAGCGGATGGATTGTTTGCTCAACAGATGGCAAAGTGGAACGTCAAGACCATCGATGCCTATCTTTGTTATTATAATTATCTAAGATGAAAGTATTATGTATTGGTGACCCGGACTCCGGGGTAGTGTACCACCGCATCTACAAGCCCTTCACTCTACTCAAGGAGAAAGGGCTTTTGGACTTTCAGATAATCAACTACAAGCAACCAATCCCTGAAGCCGATTGGGAAGGAGTCACCCACGTTATCTTTTCTCGTGCGCTTCCCTTCTCCGGGGAATCCTTTGCTAACTTCTTTGCTATCTGCAAAGCAACAGGCAAAAAAGTAATAATAGATAATGACGATTGGTGGCACCTGGCATTAGACCATCCAAGTAAAGCAACATACGATAAAGCAAACCTCTCCGGACGGATTGTAAACTCTATGTACTTTGCAGATGAGGTGTGGACAACCCAAAAGTATTTAGCAGATAAAATCAAGAAGGTAAACCGTAACGTACACATCATTCCAAACGGATTAGACCCGGCAGACCCACAATGGCAGATTACACGCCAAGAGTCAGACGAGGTGCGTTTTGGTTACGTGGCTGGTATATCCCACCTTCCAGACCTTGTACAAAACAAGATAGACCTTTCACCGTATGAATCCTACGTAGCAGACATTGGTGGTTACCCACAAGCTGCAAAAGCAAGATTCGCATTACAAACACAATCCCCTAACGAATACGGAAAGCTCTACCAAGCATTTGACGTTGCCCTATCACCATTAATCCCAAGTGAGTTCAACAGATGCAAATCAAACCTAAAGATGGTAGAAGCAGGTTTTGCAGGTTGTGCGTTAATTGTAAGTGATGTAGCACCATACTCGCAACATCTGAACAAAAACAATTGCATTGCAGTAAAGCATAAAGGGGATTGGGCAAGTGCTATCAAGTACCTACATCAGAACCCAAACAAAGCCGGTGACATCGCTTTAACACTTCACGAAGAGATGACCACCAACTTCAACATTCACGACTTCAACGACATCCGTTTTGAACGGTTGCAAAAAATGCAACAACTGAATTAATTATTTAAGTAATAAAATCAAATATGCCAAAAGGAAATCCAAACCTCGTCAAGGGTGGCCCACCTTTGAATCCCGCTGGCCGTCCACAAGGCGCATTAAACAAGTCAACGACCAAGATTCGGGAAGCATTCCAAAAGCTTATTGAGGATAACTTGGAGAATATGACCATCTGGTTATCTGACGTAGCAGCAGAAGACCCTAAAGCAGCACTCGACATCCTAAACAAGATGGCAGAGTACACTACGCCCAAACTTGCCCGGGTAGAGAACTCACACGAAGTAGCAGAAGAACTAACCTCAATTAAGGTAGAGATTGTCCGTTCTGGAAATCAAGACAAGTGAGTTGTTTGAGCGCAACTATACTGCGCCAACTCGTATTGTCGTAAACCAAGGCGGTAGCCGTTCAGGTAAGACTTATTCCATTCTGCAAATGCTGGTTATCCTGGCAATGCAAGAACGGGGTAAGGTTATCTCTATTGTGCGTAAATCGCTTCCGTCTTTAAAGATGACGGCCTACCGGGACTTTATGGAAATCGTAAAGGCGATGGATTTGTATGATGAAAAGCACCACAACAAATCAGACCTTACCTACACCCTAAACGGAAACCTATTTGAGTTCCTATCGCTTGACCAACCGCAAAAGAAACGGGGAGCAAGACGTGATTACCTATTCTGCAACGAGGCAAACGAACTGACTTGGGAAGACTTCTTCCAGTTGTTGGTTCGTACTACCGGCAAGATATGGCTTGACTACAACCCGTCAGAATCATTCCATTGGATTTATGACCGACTCCTGACCCGTGACGATGTAACGTACATACAAAGTACCTACAAGGATAATCCATTCCTTGACCCTAACATTGTATCGGAGATTGAGCGCCTGCAATACACAGACGAAGACTATTGGCGTATCTACGGCCTTGGTGAGCGTGGTATGTCACGTGCTACTATCTTTCAATTCGGAACGTCTGAAATCCCACAAGAAGCAAAACTTATTAGTTATGGACTTGACTTTGGTTATACCAACGACCCATCTGCACTCGTGGCAGTCTACCAACACGGGGATAACTTATACTTGGACGAGCTGCTATACCGTACCGGGATGACCAACCGTGACCTCCATCACCACCTACAATCGTTAGGACTTGACCGGAGGGATGAAATCTTTGCGGATAGTGCCGAACCGAAATCAATCGAGGAACTGCACCGATTCGGTTGGAACATTAAACCAACGGCTAAAGGGCAAGATTCGATTAATGCAGGTATTGACATCCTGAAGCGGCATAAGATATTTGCCACGTCAAGGAGCAACAATCTAATTAAAGAATTGCAAAACTACAAATGGACGGAGGACAAGAACGGCAATCTATTGAATAAACCTATTGACGTTATGAACCACGCATTGGATGCCAGCCGTTATGCCGTCTATAACAAACTTTCTAAACCAAACTACGGTAGGTATTCTATCCGTTGAGTTATTTACGTATGGAACTTAAATTAGTAGTACCAACCTCGCTTGACGAAATCACGCTAGACCAATATCAGCGCTTTGCTCGTATTGAAGGTGAGGGAGAATTCAAGCAAATGAAGATGCTCGAAATCTTCTGCAATGTTCCATTTAGTGACCTGCCGAACGTCCGCCTGGTGGATGCCGTCAACGTACTAAACACTTTGACCAAGACCCTATCCGAAAAGCCAGGTCTTACAAAGTTTATAGATTTAAAGGGAACCAAGTACGGGTTCATCCCTGCCCTAAATGAAATCTCGTTAGGCGAGTTCGTTGACTTGGATAGTTATATTTCTGATTGGGCAACAATGCACAAGGCAATGTCGGTATTGTACCGTCCAGTCACCAAGGAGAAAGGGGAACGCTACGATATTGAACCGTACACGGCAACAGACGAGCGAGACGAGATAATGAAAGAGATGCCCGCATCCGTAGTGCTTGGAGCGCTGGTTTTTTTTTATCGTTTAGGGAACGTATTAGCAACACATACGTTGCGCTCTTTGGCCAAACAACAGACAACCCCTACACAAGAGAAGCGCAGTTCGGACAAAAGTGGGGATGGTATCAATCCATCTATGCACTTGCTGATGGAGATGTCCTCAAATTTGGAGACGTTACTAAACTTCCCGTCCACCAAGCTCTAACGTATTTGACGTTTGAAAAAGAGAAAAACGATATTGAATTAGCAATGATGAAGAAATGAGAAGTTTTTATTTAGCCACCCAAAAGATTAACGATTACCTATCCTCACACCCCTTGGTTAAGGTGGTAACCTTTGGCGATATCTTCGATGTTGACCTGAACAAGCAGACCATCTTTCCGTTGGCGCACATTATGGTTAACCAGGCCACATTCGCAGACCACGTAATACGCTTTAATGTATCGGTCTTGTGTATGGATATCGTAGACGAAACCAAGCAGGACATTCGCAACCAGAACGAGCCGTTCTTTGGCGTGGATAACCAGCAAGATATTCTGAACACGACTCTTGCTATCTTGAACGGATTGCAATCGCAACTACGCAGAGGCACGTTGTACACGGATAAGTTTGAGATTGAAGGTGACATTATCTGCGAGCCGTTCACGGAGCGATTTGAGAACCTGCTAACGGGATGGAACCTGACCTTTGATATGATTGTTCCCAATACCGAAATCTCTATCTGCTAATGCCACGCAAGGAACTTGTCCAAGCCGCATTAGAGCGATTTGCAAAGCGTGTAATCCAACAGGCGAGGCAGAACCTTACCAAGAAGAAAAAGAATAGCACAAAGGAGCTTTATAACTCTTTGGATTATGATTTGTCGGTTGGCCCAAACTCGTTTTCTCTTACGTTCTCAATGGAGGACTATGGCGAGTACCAGGACAAGGGCGTTAGTGGCGTAAAGCGCAAGTTCAACACCCCATACAAGTACACCAACAAGATGCCACCACCCAAGGCATTCGCTCAATGGGTAGTGCGTAAAGGCCTGGAGGGAGTACGGGATAAGAACGGACGATTTGTCCCACGCAAGAGTCTGCAATGGGCTATCGCAAAGTCGGTTTACAACAATGGTATTAAACCGAGTTACTTTTTTAGCGCACCGTTCAAAATGAACTTCGCCAAACTACCGCCTGATATTGTTAAGGCATTTGAATTAACCCCGGAAGACTTCCAAGCATTTACACGTAAATAATGGCTATACCTGTTGCAACATTCCCGACTACGCCACAAATGGCAAGGTCGCCTATTTTTATCACGTTGACTAAAGGTGCCGGAGGTACTGATGGCCTGATTAACGCAACCTTGACGCTGCGTATTTTCACCGGTGACCGGACTACAAGCCCAGCGATTGACTACACGTTGTTCAAGGAGTCGGTAAGCGATGCGCCTATTACGTTTGAAATCAGCGAGTTAATCCGTGAGAAGATTGCTTCGGTACTAAAAACCAGTACCACCAATAACTACGAATTGTCTACGACCGAAGGCGTTTGGTGTAAGTTCTCGTTATCCTCCGAATATGTAGATGCGGGTACACCGGGTTCAGGTATTATCCAGAACAACCAATCGTTCCTTGTTACGGACGGATGGCTAACCTATCAAGAGGTTACAGGTGGAACAATCACAAGCGGACGGATGGTAACACCCCGCAGGTTGTATATCACGGGAGTTGACTATGCGATGCCTATTTATCTTCCGTCCCGGATGTATTTCTTTTACCGGAATGTTGGTGGCAGTTGGCAAGGTGTCGCTAACTACACGCCCGGTAACAATAGCAACACCCGAATCGTATACATTCCATACGACAAAACAAAAGCTCAGGCGTTTTTGGTTGCTGCAAGTTCTGCCGTAGTGCTAAACGATACGTTTGAAGTTGGGTTCGGAACGGATGCCATAACGCCACAATTCACCTACACGGTGGAATCTATTTGCGAACCGAAGTACACCCCGGTACGTATTTCCTTCATCAACAAGTTTGGTGTAGTTGATTACCTGACGTGCTTCAAGGTATCTACCCGTTCTGGTAACTTTACTGCCGAGCAGTATATGCCACAAATCAACATATCAGCCACCGTACCGCAGTCGCTTACGCAAACGATGCAGAAGCGCAGATTTGACGTGAATAGCACAGAGGTTATCACGCTGAATACGGGTTGGGTGCAAGAGAATTACGATGACGTTATCCGTGAGCTGCTAATGAGCGAGAAGGTATCCATCAATTACGAAGGCGTGGAGTTCACGGTTAACCCGCAAGATTCGGGAGTAGATTACCAAAAGGAAATCAATCAGAAAATGATTAACTACACCTTGTCGTTTGAAATCGCTTGGGACATTCGTAACAACATCCGATGAGAAATAAGGTAACTTTATTCGTAGGTGACCAGGAACTTGATATGTTCGGGGATGAGGATATTACGATTAACCTCTCCGTTCAAAACATTCAAGACATAAGCAAGGTCTTCACGGACTACACGCAAGGGTTCAGCGTTCCGGCATCACCCCGGAACAATTCAATCTTTGAGCATTACTACCGCACGGATATTGTCGGTGGTGCCGACTACCGATTGCGTGCCGAAGGACGCATTGAAATCAACGGATTGGTGTTCCGCTATGGCTCGATAGAGTTGGAGGGCGTACAGATGCGTAAGAATGCGCCCTATGCCTATGACGTCACCTTTTACGGGTTGTTGGTAAACCTAACCGACTTATTTGGGGAGGATTATTTGTACGACCTTGACCTTTCGGCATACAATCACACCTACGACCAAGAAACGATTCATTCAGGATTAACGTCTAACGCTCTGGCTCCGGTAATCTACCCGCTAATCACCCCGCAGGACGTTTGGTTCTACGAGAGTGATAGTATGAATGGCGACCCGAACAACATTCACTTTCATAACGTCAACCAAGACCACGGAGTTCAATACTACAATCTAAAACCCGCTATCCCGGTAGAGCGCATCTTTGATGCGATTGCTGCTAAGTACGGAGTCACGTTTAACATCACCAACATTGGTGACTTTGATAAGTTGTATATGTGGTGCCACCGCAGGGCGGAGTATATGTACGGCCCCGGTGTGTCGCTTACGCTTCCTTGGAATTTGGTTACGTTTAACGGCACGTCCACGCCTACCGAATTTGACATTGCAACTGAGACTTGGACGGTAACGGAATCCAATACATACGATGTAACCATTACCACGGACAATGCCACGGTAGACTACGAGATAGGTGCATTTGTGAATGGGCAGTTGGTTCAGGCGTATGTAATCGATGCTCACCCAGCAGCATCCGAAACAAGAACATTTAGCATCGTCCTAACACTTGGTGATAAGGTTACCTTCTACACAAGAGCAAAAGAGTTCAATACGCTGACGCTTAAAGTTAGTTTGATTGAGGCGTATGTTGGTGCCACTCTGTATATGGACGCTACCAATAGTTCAACTCAAACAATAAATGCAGATGTAGACGTTTCGTCTAATATGCCAGAGCAGAAGGTATCTGACTTCGTATCTTCTATCTGCAAGATGTTTAATTTGGTGGTTATCCCAACGAGTTCTACGAGCTTTGATTTGTTGCCCTTAGGCGAATGGTATGCAAGTGGAGCAACAATCGACCTATCGCAATACTTCGACATCACAGAGAGCCAGGTAGAACGCCCGCAGTTGTACAAGCAAATTCAATTTCAGTACAACGAGACCGGAGCAATCACCGGAGAGCAATACCGCCTAACCAATAACGTGGGATATGGTGACCTAAGGGCGGAGTTTGTATTTGATACTACGGAAGAGTTGATGGTAGAGCCGCAATTTGACCAGATGCTTTTCAACATCTTGACAGACGAAGACGGTGGTGGTTTAACAGACATCCTCGCTGGTTATGCCGTCACCCGTGAACTGCAAACGTATGTCGGCCAACCATTCCTATTCTATGCTCCAGAGACCTATTTCATTGGTGATTTCCCGATTTCGTTTATTGACCTATCCAATATCATAACGGGAAACAATGCCGTGGAAGTAGATACACTTTGGTATTGCAACTCTTCATCTAAACCAACCAACGGAGCAACAACCTACTCCACAAACTTCGGAGCAGACCTTGACCCGTACTTTTTGGAATCCGTAAATAACTCGTTGTACAATGCGTATTGGAAAGATTATATTGTAGACTTGTACGACCCTTCCCGTAGATTGGTACGCATTCCTGCTATTCTGCCTTTGGGCAAGATTCTAAATTTTGACCTAAAGAACAAGTTGTTATGGAATGGGCAGAGGTGGATTGTGAATGTCGCAACATTCAATCTAACCACAGGAAGAGCAGAGTTTGAACTATTAAATGATGTATGAGAGAATCCTATTTGAGTTATTTGGTGGAGGTTTTAAATAGCCAGCCCTATCTAGGGATAGACCACGACATTGAGATTGCAAAAGGAACGTATAAGTACACTAACGATAAAACCGAGGAGGGGATTAAAGAATGGCGATTGTCGAAACTGTAAAAATTCAGGGTGATGGTACCGACTTACAGGCAACCATTGACAAGCTTAATGCTGCTGCTGAAAAGTTGGCTAAATCTATTGCTGCGGTTCAGAGTCAGTATAAAGATGGTTTTGATACGCTAGCCAATGGTGCAAAAAAAGCAGGCGCAGAAATAAATAACAACCTCAGCGGTTCTATTGATAAAATATCTGATTCTGTATCGGGGTTAGATAATAGCGGATTTAATTCTATAAGCAAGGGAGCAAGCGAAGCGGCATTAGAAATAAACAATAACCTTAGCGGTTCTATTGACAAAGTATCAGAGAACATAGGCGCAATGCGTACTGACTCAAATAAGGGTTTTGGCGCAATAGCGAATGATGTAAGCAAGGTGTCTGAATCGGTGGCGGCTGACCTTGGTAATTTATCCAGTTCCGTAACGTCTGATGTCAACAAAATATCTAGCGCAATATCTGACTTAGACAATAGTGGATTCAACTCCATAGTTACCGGAGCGAATGAGGCGGCATCAGAAATCAATAACAACCTAAATGGTTCCATTGAGAACTTGTCGGAGAATATCGATGAGGTTTTTACCGATTCAAAAAAAGGTTTTAATGCAATAGCAACAGACGCAACTAAGGCATCTGAAGCAATAGGCGGTATTAAGATAGAACCTCTTAAACCCAAGATTGAAACAGAAGAAGCGAAAGAAGAGGTTGAAGAGCTTTCGGATTATATTAAAAAACTAATTACTTTACTTTCTGGCGTCCAAGCGCAAAGCAAGACCTCTTTTGAAAAAACAGAGACGGCAATAAAGGAAGTCCAGAAAGAAACCAAGAAGGCAAACAATACTTTTAAGGAAACAAAGACGAGCATTGAGGGGGTTCGCCAAGAGACCGAGAAGGCAGCGAATTCTTTCAAGGACTTGGCAAGTAGTGCGAAATCATTTGCCCTTGTTTCTCTTGCCCTTGATACGGCAAAGGATGCCTTCACCGCAAACCAAGCAGTAGCAGACGTATTTAACACCGCTCTTGGTGCTGTTCAGTTATCGGTATCACGAATTTTTGATTCTATCACAAAGGGCACTCCCTTGAATCTTGGAACGGTTATTTCTGATTCTCAGGAGATTGTTAAATTAGAAAACCAAGCAGCTCTTGCGGCAGCAAAGAGAACAGAGGTTCAGTTATCGTATCAGTTGCTTGCCGAACAAGCCCGCCAAGAACGAGATAACGAATTCAATAGTATAGAATCAAGAATTGAAGCAAACGACATTCTAAACGATATTCTAACCGAGCAATTAGAAAAGGAAAAAGCATTGGTAGAACAAGTCGTTGCAGCCACCCAAGCGCAATACGAGAAGATACCAAGTATTGAAAACGAGGTTGCATTAATTCAGGCACGTACCGAATTGGTAGATATTGAAGAGCGTGTTGCAGGTCAGCGTTCTGAGTTTCTGATGAATCAAATGTCCCTTAACCGGGAGATGGTTACCTACAATGAACTCATCCAAAAAAACGGGGATGTTATTTATGATGAATACGTTATTATTTCAGGTATTGAGGAAAACCGAAGAAAGGCATTAGACCTTGAGTATAATAAGCAGGTAGAGATTCTTGACATAGAGATTGAGATTGCTCACCAACGACTTAAAAGCGCAGCAGAAGGAACCGTAGCGCAACAAGAGGCATACGATGCATACTTGCAATTATTACAGGATAAATCGGCAGCAGAATCCCAATACGCACGGGATAGCAAGGAACTTGACCGAGAGGTAACTGCTGCAAAGTTTCAAATGGCTAAAGACGGCATTGCGGCAATAAGTGCCTTGTCTGCTGCTTTTGCAAATGAAGACGAAGAATCTAAAAGGCAGCAGTTTGAGTTTCAAAAGAAATTATCACTTGCAACTGCGGTTATTTCTGGTATTGAAGCAGTTCAGAACGCATACACTACCGCACAAAAGTCTCCGTACACCGCTGCCTTCCCTGGTTACCCTTATGTACAAGCAGGGCTTGCCGCAGCATTTAGCGTGGCTCAAGTTGCATCAATCGCACGAACTCAATACGATTCACCAGATACCAACTTTGATACCGGAGGTTCCGGAGCGCCCTCGCAGCCACAATTAACTCCGCAGTTTAATGTCGTTGGGCGTTCTGGTATTAACCAATTAGCGCAAAGCGTTAACGAGAGAAACCAACAACCTATTCAGGCGTATGTGGTAGCGGGTGAGGTTACCAACGCACAACAATTAGCAAGACGCAGAGCAAGAACCGCAACATTCGGATAAATGAAGAAAGTAATTGAATTGGTTTTAGAAGAAACCGAAGGACTAAACGGCATCAACGCTATTTCCATCGTTGAACATCCAGCAATTGAGGAAAACTTTATCACCTTGGCTAAGGAGTACGAGGTAGAGTTCAAAGCGCAAGACGAAGAGAAGCGTATCCTTATGGGCGCTGCTCTAATCCCAAACAAAACAATCTACCGCAACCAGGGAGGCGAAGAGTTCTACGTGTATTTCTCAAAGGAGACGGTACGCAAGGCATCGGAGTTGTTCTTGATGCGTGGATACCAAGGAAACACCACCCTTGAACACGCAGCTGAGTTAAGTGGTTTGTCGGTTGTTGAATCTTGGATTGTGGAAGACCCGCAAAAGGATAAGACCGCTATCTACGGACTGGAGTTGCCAGAAGGTACCTGGATGGTATCTATGAAGGTCAACAACGATGACATCTGGAATAACTACGTAAAGACCGGACGTGTTAAGGGATTTTCTATTGAAGGGTACTTCGTTGATAAGATGCAAATGGAATCCCACCTTGAGCGTATCGAAGAAGAGGAAGCAGAGTTTATGCTTTCCAATATAATCGCCAAGATTAAAAAGGATGGTCGTTTAAAGAGCAAGAAGCGAATCGAAATGGAATCGTATACGGATTACCCGGAAGCGGTTCGAAACAACGCAAAGCGAGGAATTGAACTAAACGAGAAAGGCGGTAACAAATGCGCTACGGCAGTTGGCAAGATTCGAGCGCAACAACTCGCAGACGGACGTGCAATATCGGTAGAGACCATTACCCGTATGTATTCGTACCTATCCCGTGCAGAGGCGTACTACGATGAAAGCGATACCGCTGCTTGTGGTACTATTTCCTTCCTGCTATGGGGAGGTCTTGCCGCAAAGCGTTGGTCAGAATCTAAATTAAAAGAATTAGGTAAACTATGAAACAGACTCCAAGCCGTTCCTCACCAAAAGGAGACAAGCGTGGTTGCTTGTGCAAGAACAACACCTACTCAAAGAAGTGCTGCGATGGTTCGCTCCAGGCACAGGGAGTGGGAGTTACCGTCAAAGTCCCAACCTAAAAATGTAACAAAACCAATTAACGAGTAATTTGAATTATGAAAGCAACAGAAATTTTCCAGAAATTCTTTGCCGAACTGTCCGCAGTTGAGACATCCGAAGTTGAGTTGGCGCAAGCCAAACTCGATAACGGCACCGTCCTAGAAGCTGAATCATTTGAGGCAGGCCAACCCATTTTCATCGTATCAGAGGAAGACCGTATTGCAGTCCCAGTCGGTGAGTATCAAATGGAGGATGGCCGCATCTTGGTTGTAGTTGAAGAAGGTGTTATCGGTGAAATCAAAGAAGCAGCAGCCGAGGTAGAAGAAGAAGAGCCATCCGTTGAAATCGAGGTTGAAGCAGCCGTAGAGCCAACGATGGAAGACAAAATCAAGGAGATGGTTATGCCACTCATTGAAGAGATGAAAGCTGAGTTATCAGCAATCA